ATTCCACTATCTAGCATTAATAGTCCTTGTAATCCACCCTTAACAACTCTATGTTTTTTGAATGTAATGTCTTTAAATGTTTTCATAACCTTAATTGTTTTGTTTGGTTGCTTCGTTGCAACACTTCAAAGATATATATTATTTTAGTTATAAACAAATAATAAACAATTTATTTTCAAAATAATGTAAAAAAAAAGCGATCCCCGAAGGAACCGCCATTTGTTTTGAATGTCAATAATTAATTAAAACGGTAAATCATCACCGCCTTCAGCAACCGGGGCCGCTTCTTGTTTAACATAAGGATCACTTAATTTCAATGAAAAGAATTTTCCTTTTGCGCCATCTTTAACCCAAGCCGCAATTTGTTGTTCGCTGCCATCTTGCAGTTTGATAGTTCCCGAATACTCCGGTTGGTTGTCTGAAGTTTTGTTTGTGTTCTTAAATAAACTTCCGTTTCCATTTTGGTGTTCATACTTTTTGTCAATACTCATTTTTATTTATTTTAAATTAAACTTACTTACTATTTTATCTTTATATTCTTTTTTCATTTTAAAGGTGTTTAAAACCTTTTCCGCTTGGTCTTTAGTAGCTTTTAACGTTGCATTCAATTGCGCTTCCGTTAACCACTTTTTATCATCCTTAAGGGCCGTTGTTTGATTCTTAACGGCGTTCTGTACTTCATTAGCTGAAGCAATTGACGTATCAATTCCGATACCTAAATAACCCAATGCGCGGCCCAATGCTGAAGTAAACCCGTTTTCAACAAATGATGTTTTGTTTATATATGACGAATCGCGATATTCTTGTGAATGTGCCGTTGCAACAAAATGACCTTCGTTATTGCAAATCGTTACTTTAAAAATCCCTTCTTTGTCGTCAATTGAAACAATTGTTTCGTTAATTTGCCAACCTTCAAACTCTGGTTGACTTCTAAAATAAATAAGGCGTTCGTTAACTGTAATGTAATCTTTGCCTTTGATGTTAATGGTTTTCATATAGTTGTTTTTAAATGTTTAAGTTTTCTGTTATTTGGCCCAAATTAAATTTATTCCCTTGCAACAATAGCACTTCGCCAATGGTGAAAGTTTTCGGATTTTTTAATCGTGATTTTAATGTTGGCATTGTGCAATTTAGTAAACCGCAAACCTCATAACGCTTTAATTTTAAGCGTTTCATTTCGCCCTTGAAGTGTTGTTCAAACATATTTTTTAATTGTTTATTTGATGCAAAAATAAAAAAAAACTTTCAATAAAAAAAGTATTACAACAAAAAAAACCGCCGCAAATCAATAAAGATTTAACGACGGCCTGACAAACAAAACAAAAAAAAACCTTTTAACTCGTTATATTAATGACTGTTACATCATCGTCATCATTTGGAACGTGTGCTTTAATTTTATATTCGGCGGCTTTAACGTTATACGTCAATCGGTCAATGATACTTGTTTGTAAATCATATTCAGTTGCTGACCAATTAAACCAAATTCTATTGCTAAACGCCAACGGTTTTATTGCCGGATTTCTAAATGATCCTTCATATCTTAAAACAAATTCACGGTAATCATTGGCAATATTTTGATTTTCAATTTCATATAATGTTTTAAATAAATTACTTGATGCTAAGGCCCCGTAATTGTCGCGAGTTCTTACAAATGCGTCTGTTCTATTAAAAAACTTAGCGTTAAATCTTCTAAAAGATTTTTTAAACGTGTTAAAATTACCATTTGAAATGACCGTTTTAAGTGAAAATTCCGACGGCGAATCTATTTGTGAATTTATTACTTCAAAATTATCAAAATATGTTGTTTCGTAAAATGTAGATGCAGAAGTTGTGTTTTGCATAAAAATTCTTAATTTGACGGCGCCAACGTTAACCCAAGTAATTCCTTCTTTTGAAAATTCAATGTTTAAATCTTCAAATTGATTAAATTGTGTGTGTGTTATTGAATTGTTTTGAAGTGAATTAAAAACCCAATTTTGATTGTCATAATTCCATTCGTGGAAACTTGATGCGTTCCCATTTAATTCAATCCTAATTCTAAACTGAATATTTGCGGGAATTGTTAAATCGTTATCTGAAATATTATATTTTATAAAATATTTTGAATTTAATTTATAGTTTACAATTTTATTAAAATCACTTAAAAGCACGTCATCAGGCGAAAAACAATTTGATTGACTTGTTGTTGGCGCTGTTGAACTTAATTTTAAAGATTTATTTCCTTGATACGCTACTTCATTAGTTGCAATTTCAGCGTAATTATTATAAACTGTAAACCCATTTAAACCGTATTCAAACCCGGCGTTATAACTTGCTGAAGTAAAATTTGATTTAATTGAATTTGATGTAACGCTTGCAATTGGTTGTATAAATTCCTTTGTTAAATTTTTCTTTAATGGTGTTAAATCTGTTGGAACTTTTAAAAGAAGTGATTCTTTAGTTTCGGACTGAAAAACACCGGCAGAACTATAATTGTAAACTTTTAAATCTTCATCGTTTTTACTTACTAAAACATCTGTTATTTGCTGCCTAATATTTGTAGGAACAACGCCGTTTGATTGTAATTGATTATAAATATTATTTTTTACATCTACATCAAAAACGTTGGTTGCCTCTACTATATACCATTTATTATTTGATTGGTAAATTCTCATATTATATGTTGACAATAAATCTTCTAATTGAATTTTTGAAGTTCCAATGTCATACCCGTCAACCAATTCATTGAATCCCGGTGAAATTGTGATTGTGTTTGGAAAATATTTATTATTTGTTGGGTTGCCCGGTAATTTAACGCTTGAAATGTCGTTTATAAAACACAAATCCAAATCCAAATCCAAATTTGCTAATATTAATGAAATTCTTTCGCCATCAGTAAGATAAACCGGATTTGAAGGGGTGTATAATGTAGTTAAAGGCGATTCAAAATTGTCTAACGTACCCAAACCATCAAACGCATTAAAAGACACGTTAAACGGCTTTGGTTGTAGTTTTTCAATAAACCTATCAACAACTAAAAAACCACTCCAATAAGCGCCGTATTCAGTACTTATTCCGCTNGCTAATGTATTAACNCAATTTAATGATTCAACAGTACCACCGTCAGCAATAACCCGATCGGCATAAACTTCGGCGTTACTTTTTAAATAAGAAACAACAACTTTATACTCGCGTTCATCAAATTTGTAAAAATCATCATATTGAACGGTGTCCGTTACCATTAAATTTAAAGAACATCTTGAACCAATTATTGGTTTGTAAAAATCGTCTGACGCTTGCCATTGAATTACAACCGGGTTATTAGTTCCCACCATTGGCAAAACCGCACCGGTATAATTCTTTTTTAATATTTCAACTTTTTTTCCGTGTTCTAAAACATCAGAAAATTCTAATCTATATTTTACGCCGTATGCCATTTTTTTATTTTGTTACGAAATTCTGTCGCTTGTTTCTGTCGCTCTTTCAATTGCAATCAATAAATCTTGACCTTCTAATCTAATTTGACCGCCAACGTTTACGTTTGTTGCATTGCCAGAGCCGCCAATCATTCCTTGCAATTTATTTAATGGCGCTATCACTTCCGGATTTGAACGCGCGCCCGGATATTCACCCACAAGGCCCATTGTTGGGCCGCTAACAATACCACCGTCAGCAAACTTTGAAAACGATCCTGAAACCAATGCAGTTGCCCCCGCTATTAATGCCGGTAATACAAACGCCGCAGCCGGCCCAAATGATTTGGCTGATTCGGTTGCGCCACTTATAGAGTTCGACATTGAAACCCTAAGGTTATGCCCAACAATTTTTAATGCATCTTTTGCCATAGTTCCAACAAATGCGCCCATTGCTGAATCTGCCCCGCCAAATGCGTTCGTAATTGCGCCACCTAATGCACCAAAAGAACCCGATATTGATTGATTAATTGATTGCATCATTTCTTGTGCCTCTGTCATTGACATCATAAAGCCAAGAAAACGCGTCTTTTTTTCTTCATAAACTTCGGCTTCCGCTTCAGCTTGTGCCGTATTAAACGCCGCTTCTTGTTCGGCAGTCATTAAATTATTATCAATCGCCAATTGTCGCATTTCTGCAAACTTTGTTTTTATTCTTTCAACTTCTAGGGATTTTTGTTGTTCTTCACTTGCATTAGTAGAATCAGCAAACTGTTGCCTTAAATCTAAAATTCGGCTTTTTTCTTCACTTTCAATTGTAGCTAATGCCGCTGATTTTGCTTGTGTTAATGCCTTTTCCTTTTCTGAACCCTTTTCAACTTTACCAATTAAATCATCGTAATATTTAGTTGATTCAGCTTTTCTTGCTTCATAAGATAATTTGTCGTTTGTAATTAATGCCTTGTTAATTTCATCGCTTATGGATTTTAATTTACTTGTTGCATCTGGATCTAAAACCGGTGTAACAACAAAATCAGTTCCTGAAGATTCAGGCCCGCCACCGTCAGCACTTGGATCAACCGTTGATGTTGCTGTGGCGCCATTATTTACAACTTCGGTTTCAACTTTTAATTTAGCTATTTTTTTAGTTTTCATAGCGTCATTAAAATTATCAACAACTGCACCGCCCAATTCTCTCGCGTTTGCTTTTATGCCATCAATCGCGCCTAAAAAATTGGATTTCATTGCAGTTCCTATGCCACTAAAACCGCTTTTTATTTTAGCCATATCAAGGGTGAAAATTCCCATTAAAATATTTCCAACACCACCTAAAACACCCATTGCGGCTTTTCCAAATGCTTTAAAAACAGTTATAATTGTTTTTATTTGAAATTTACCAACTGCAACCATATTTTTAAACATCATGATTAAAGTGTTTACCGCTAATTGTATCGGCAAAGAATTGTTATATAATTCAATAAAGTAATTACCAACTTTAATAAGTGCGGTTTTTATTCCGGCCCAATTTTTATAAATTACAAATGCAATCGCAGTCAATCCGGCAATAATTAAACCAACCGGCCCCATCATTAAGGTAAACGCCGCACCGATTGCCGGCGCTAATGTTATTAACGTTCCTATAATTGCAATGACCGGCCCTAATGCCGCAACAATTCCCGCAAATGCAATAATAATTTTTTGCATTCTTGGTGATAATGCTTGAAATTTTTCAGATAAACCCGTAAAAAATGCGCCAATTTTTTGAACCGCGGGCGCAACCGCCGTCAATATAACTTGACCAACCGATAACAATGACGATTTCATTGCGTTTAGTCCTTGCGTCATTTTAAACGATGCCGATTGCGATGTTTTTTCAAATGCTTTATCAGTTGCACCCATTGAATTGGTTAACGCATCAAATACTTTTCTATTATCTTCTAATCCGGCGCCCGTTAAATCTAAAACACCTTTTAATGCTCTAATATTTGGGAATATTGCCGTTGTATCTTGACCGGTTTGTTTTAAACCGCTTTGAAGCATTTCCAGAGTTGACAAAAGCCCTTGTTCACTAAGTGATTTTTGAACGCTTTCGGTTGACATTCCCATTGAAGCCATTGCCGCCTCGGCTTCAGAAGTTGGTTTTTTTAATGATGCTAAAATTGCCGTCAATTGTGTCGCACCGGTTGCCGCATCAGTTCCCGTTTTTGACATTGCAGCCATTGCCGCACCAACTTGGTCAAAAGAAACGCCCATATTTGACGCCAAAGGAATCACGCCGCCCATTGCACCGGCCAACGCTGACGCTTCAAGTTTACCTTCACGAACCGCAGCGGTTAAAATATCTGTTGCGCCTGAAGCGGATAAATTTTCCGTTCCATACGCATTCATTGCTGAAGTCGATAAATCTGCAATTGTTTTTGTTTCACCTAATCCAACCGCCGCCGCTTTTAAAGACATATTTAAAACATCCATAGCAGCCGAACCCCTTAAACCGGCCGAAGTAATAAAGAACAACGCTTCAGCGGCTTCACTTCCGCTTTTACCGGTATCTACTGCCATTTTCTTTGCGGCTTCACCCATTTCGGCCACTTTATCCGCAGAAACGCCAACAAGCGCTTGTATTGACGTCATTGATTTATCAAAGTCAAAGGCCATTTTAACTGCCGCAGCACCAACCGCCACCAATGGCAAAGTCAATGAAGTTGTCATTGATTTTCCAACAGATTTCATTTTTGCGCCAAATCCTTGGAGTTTTCCTGATGCTGATGAAAGGGCGTTTGACAGTTTTGAACTGTCGCCGGTAATATTTACTTTTAAATTTTGATCTGCCATAATATAGGATGTAATTGAAACAAAAATACAAAAAAAAAGACGCTTTTAATTTAGCGTCTTTTTATTAGTCATTGATTGTGATTTATTTTCAAACGCTTCCATTTCTTGACGCGTTGATTTTGGAATATCTCTTTTTTGTTTTCTTATTTGATCAATTGGCAACGGAAACATTTGTTCCGGTTTTAACATCTGCGACTTCTTCTGACAATTAACATTGTAAATCATTGTTGAAACATATCTTGACTGTTCCCAACTTAAATTAACTTTATTATGATAATATTCCGCCATTAAACCGTTTTCACGCCACGTTTGCCGCCAAAAATCATCGGGCAAAATCCCAATTTGCCCAATATAATAATCGGTTAAAGTTTCAAAGTTTATTGTTTCCTTGACGGCTTCGGCTTTGCTGCGCCTTTTGTTTGATTATTTAGTGAATTACCTAATATTTTGGATTCACTCATTGCCTCAACAATGTCATTGATTTTTTCAGCATCAACATCATCAAGCCACGTTCCAACTGTATAAAGGTTGTATTCAATGTCATTTCCGTTTTCTAAGTCGTTTGCTAATGCCGCTGAATAAATCAATGCACGCAATCCATTTAATGAAATACCGGATTCNAAAACNGTTCCAATTTCTTGAAGTGAAACGCCCATTTGTTCGGTAAATTCCGCCCAAAAGTTCATTGAAAAATGTAGAGTTCTTTTTTTGCCGTCGACGGTTATATCAATATAACCTCTTTTTTTGTTTGTCATTTTAAAAGATTTGATTAATAAAAATAAAAAGCCATCGCCTAAAAATAGACGGCGGCTTTTTTATGATAAAAAACTAATGTTGATTAGTTAGTTGATTTTACTATTGCGCCGGTAATTGTAAGTGAACCGCTATAAGTTACAGCCGCTTCCATTTCCGCTGACATTTCAACGCTTGATAAAAACGCTTCTGCCGTGTAAATTGCGTCACCCGCTTCAGCCGTTCCAAATACACAAGTTAATTGAGTTCTAGCCAAAAGATAATCAGCCATTTCAATTGCGTTTGCACTATCATCATAAGCAACCAAACCTTCAAAAGATATTTCGCCGCCTTTTACGCCGCCGATATATTCAGAAAATCCCGCTGAATCTTTTGTTGTCGCTTCCGGTGTGTCCATTGACAAAGAAAGTGAACAACTTGTTGTGTGACCAATTGTTGCGCCTTCTACTTTTAGCAATAAATTAGTTCCGTTAAATACTCCAGTTGTAGCCATTATATAAAAATTTTAATGTTATTTAATTTTTTGTAAATATACGAATTATTATTTATTATTAAATTCGAATTATTGGACAATACAAAGTTGTGATTCAGCCATTTTCAAAAATGAACTATATGACGTCAATTCTTCAATTTCTAAATTCAGTAAACTTGTATTGTAATATTGTACTTGATTTATTTCACCGAAAAAATTCCAACTATTTTGATTATTTGCATTAAATGCAAAAGATTTTAAATCAATTGGAATCCCTCCGCTTGTATCTGTAAGCACTAAAAAGCCGTTTACATAAAATTTAAAATTGTCAACCTCCCAAGAAATGGCGATTTTATTTCTAACATTATAATCAACGTTTGTTGTAATTTCAGAAACAACATCCCCGTTGGCCCTTGAAATAAACAACTTAAATTGTGTATTATTAGTTTGTTTACTAATAACAACTCTGTTTAAATTTGAATTGTCTGAAATTGATATACTTCCAAGTGTTTTGTCTTTAAAAGATTTTTGCAAATCGACAAACATTGTTGATCCGTAAGGATAAACGCCGTTGCAAAGAAGTGAATTTAATATATCTGTTGTGCCTTTTAAATTCTCAAAATATGTTGATCTTAAACGTAATGAATTTAATAAAACATTGTGTCCGTGACCACCAAATAAAACAGAATTTCCGCCATCTTTGCAAGTTTCTTTTAATCTTGTTTGTGCTGACGTTGTTGTTTGAATATATGAACTTAAATTTTCATACTCACATTGGGCGCCCCAAATAAATACACTTGAATTTGTAACGCTATCAGTACTATCGACTGAACCGCTTACACTCCTTGGCGAAAATAATGATGTTAATGTTTCGGCTTCATCAGTTTCAAAAGAAACATCTAAACGATACCAATCATTGGTATATTTTTTAAATGAAGCGCTTATAAATGAGAAATTATTTCCCGCTTCTGAAGATGTAAAAGTTTCATTACTAAATTGAAACAAGGTATCAATTCTATTGGGATATGTTCCTTGCGCCCTAATTGCAAAGAAATCACCAACATTTTTTTTAACAAATACCGACAAAGTCATTTCAAGCGAATCTTCTTCTTCTTTTGTAAACGTTTTGTTTACGTATGATGCCGAATTTGAATTTCTTGTTATTGTATCCGCTGACAAATCACCGCTTGGTGATATTGTTGTGTTTGTCGTTGTTGTTATATTTAGTTTTGTCCAGTTATTGAAATCTTCCGAATACGTTAAATTATTAACCTTCTGATCTTCCAATAATAAAACCGGGCAACCTCCGTTTGTGTAATCTAAACGCGGCACGTTTGCGTTAACGGTTTGAATAAATCCGCTTTGATTTACGCGCGTTGCTTGGCCGGCCCTTGTGAATGTTGAAAAATCCCCATCCCCATTGACCGGTAAAACAGAATAAACTTTCCCGGCTTTGTACCCACTTGGAATCATTGCCAAAGTTGGATTCGCCATAAATTACATTTTGTGCGCTAAATAATCAATTCCAAAGAATGAATGAACGCCATTTGAATCTAATTCAACGCTTGCGGATTTCCATCCGTGAGGATGATCGGCTTTAATTAATTCGCCATCTTCATCAGTTGAATCGCTTAAATCCCATAAAACATCCAAGTGATAGTTTTCACTTAATACGGCTTCTTTAGTAACTTCACCATCTTCATCAAATTCAGGTTGTTCTAAGACGATATGACCTAGTTTAACGATTGAATGTGAATGCGTTGGGTATTCGTTACCATCTTCGTCCTCGCTTACGCCTAAGGCCTTTATTTTGGCTTCGGCAGTTGCTAAATCTTTGAAAAAATACTTTCCTACTTTCATAATACTTAATTTAATTATTTATATTGTTGTTAGTGCATGCAATTCAGCGTTTGATAATCTTGTGTTGTAAAGTTTAACATCGTTTGATAAACAATCCATTTGACCAAAAACACCATTTCCTAATTGTATTCTACTCATTAATGGAACTGTGCAAGATGTATCGGTAACACCTACTTGAACACCATCAACAAAAAAAGAAGTGTTATTATTAGCATAACCCATCGCCATCTTATGTACTCCTTTTGTAATATTTGATTTAATAAATGTTGCTTGTAAAACCCCAGACACATACATCTCTCCAAGGATAGCACCTGTTGCACTCTTAATAAAATAAATAGTATGACCAAAGCCACTACCATTATCTACATTTAAAATGTTTTCGTTGCTTGTAGCAACTGTTGTTTCTACATTTATTTCCCAATATACAGTCCCCTCTGTTTGTCCTATAACACCATCTGGTACAGTTTGACTACAAGCATCTGCAACCCTCGTTACAGCACTTCCAGATGTAGGAATATAAGATGTAGCGTAGCTGCCTTGTTCTATTTGAAAACCATAGAAGAACACACCACTTGAGCCATCTCCTTGATAAGATGTTTGGTTCGTGGCATTGTAAACAATTAATCTTGATGTTGTGGCACTTGTAGTGCCTTTAACAGAACATCGATACCAACCATTACCATAACTTTCTATTACACCTCCACTATCAGCAGTACCATTAGTTAAATCAAAACTTACGTTAAAGCCACTTGACCAACCAACACCACCATCACCAAAACGTAAATTTCTATTTACACCATTCTTTTTAGCAAAAACACTAATAGTATAAGTTTGTCCACTTGATAAGTTAAAATCTTTGAACATAAAGTGATTACCATTTGCAGTATTTTCTTTAAGTAAATCTGCATTTGTAGTACCATCTGGACTTGTGGTTACGTCTGCTTGTATTGATGCACCTACAAAACCAAAACCCATAGATTGAATAGCATTACTATTTGTAAAAACATTAGTCCTACTAGGTTCTAACAATAAAGCACCTTTAGTATTACCTAAAAAGTCAATTCTTGGCGTTCCACTACCAACAGTTTCTATTAAACCAGATTGATTAACAACAGTAGCACTTGATGCTCTAC